CTTAAAATCTATCTGGTCATCAGTATCCGCACTTATCGTAGTGTCACCATCTGCATCTAAAACTAATTTGTCTGATTGACCATTTAAATCTACTAAAGAACCGGTAGGAACAGTTACAGTCTGTACTGCCTTACCAATAAACACACAATACATTGTATCAGATGCAGATGTGGCGGCACTCAGTGTCAGTGTTGTACCACTGGCTGTATATGCGTAACTGCTTCCAGGTTCCTGTCTTACGTTATTAATGAAAAGAGCGATTTCATTTTCATTAGCTACAGGATTGTCAAGCGTATATGTGGTAGTGGCACTTGTTGTAAAATGCTGTACCGCGAAGCTTGTATAACTATCTGCAGGTCTGTTACCTATGTATCCCAATTATTACTCCTTATGTTGATATATCATCCACAGCTGAAACCCATACGTCAGCTGAAGACGCTGTATCAGAAACTACTTTTAGTGCGTCGCCTGATTCGACAACCACTTTCGCACCACCATCCAATACCTGCAAAGCAGACCCTGGAGGAACAGGTGCATCTTTAACCATGTAAATATCATTGGCACCATCATTAATGTAAACATCTACATTAATAGTGCTGCTTGTAATATTTGATACCGAAATTCCAACTACAGTGTCATATGAGTTTGCAGTAAAGAGGGTAGCTGCAGAAGTCCCTACTGCGTTAGAGGTGTACCTTCTAAAATTTTGCGCCATTCTTTACTCCTTATAAAGCAACTGCCATTGCAATTGCAAATCCATTTGTTGCTGCATTCGCGACATCCACACCATTTACGGTTGTGACTTGTAAGTCAGCCAATGCGTTATACACATTTGTTCCATCTGAATAGACAAACGCGTCACGCCCAGAAGGTACAGTAAATGTTGTACCGCTTCCAGTTGTTAAGATTACGTCATTACTATCTGCCGTATTGTTCAGCACCATGTACACACTTTCGCGCGCAGGTATGGTAACCGTACAAGTGCCCCCTGGTGAACCGCCGAAGTTTAGGACAAAGTTTCTTCCGTCTTCGTCTGCGTAAGATGTGGGGTCAGTAGTAAAGGTTAATGTATGTGTTGTACCTGATAAGGTAACAGAAGCATAACCTGTTATCTTGTTTTCAAGACGTTTTAAGTTATCATTAGTTTGATCACCCCAGGTGTTATCGTTCTCACCTGTGGTCATTAAACGTAAGTTTAAGCCACCGCTACTCCAGGTAGATGCCATTAACTAATCCTTATAATTGCGTTACTTGCGTCTGCTGTTGGAAACTCAATGGTAAATGTACCATTAGAAACCGAATAATCTGCTCCGAAATCTAACACCATTACGGCGGAGTTAGAATCGTCTGTATCATAAATTATACAACCTCTTGTAGTAAATGTAGCACTTGACCATGATGTGTTAGCAAAATCACAAACTGCTGTTGATCCATCTAATGTTGGAGTGACACTTGTTAAAGTGTTACCGCCAGTAGTGTATCCACTACCATTAGCTAGCTCATCACTATTTCCAGTTACGTCTGTGTAATTTGTGGTCGAGGCGCCGTATGTACCAGCTTGGGCTGATTGTGCTTTAATCAGAGCGATCTTAAAAGTATTACCTGTACTTGCTGTGAAGTCGTGTTTACTTTCAAGAATCTCTTGTTTAAAGCTATTACATATTGCTGATGTAATTGCCATGCTTTATTGTCCTCTCTGCATTGTTCTTAGTTCACCGTTACGAAACTCATCATTTCGCATTCTTACTTGTTCCTCATTCGCTAATGTTTGGATTGCTCGGTTATAATAACCTTGCCATAGTTCGATTACTTGAGGTGTCTCTTTCATGTATCCTATAGCTTCAATCAATGTACCGTATAGTATAGCGTCTGGGGCGTTATCACCTAGATAAGTGTTTTGATTACCTGATGATAACCCTGGAACTCTAATAGTATACCCTATTTCGACTGTTGTTGCAAGGGCTGGAGTTGGTCCAAACAAGAAATTAGTTTGGCGGTTTCCACTTGTATATGTCGTTCCAGTTTGATTTAAGGCATAGTATCTTACTGTGCCCGTATCAGTTGAAGGATTCTTGCTGTACTCTTTGATGAATGATTCATCTTTTTCTAACAAGAAGTCTCCATTCTGAATCCTTAGATAACGCGGTATGACCATATCAGAAGGTACTGCCACCGTTGAGGTGCCCCCTGATAAAGATAGCGTTGAA